GCCGTGGTAAAGTGTTTCCTAAAAATAGAAACCAGCCAAGACAACATAGACCCACGCAACATTTCTCCAAGAAGTGATGCGTTCCTGTCTATCGTGGGGCCATATATATCTGCCATTGAACATTCAGCCATAGAAGCTCCTTATTTAATTAAGGGGATTGATTTGAAACAGCGTGTCCAGAAAATGCAAACTTTGAAACAATTTGATTACTTCTTAGAAATTGATTATAGTAGATTTGATATGAGTATATCTTATGAAATCCTGAGTCAATTTGAATGGGTTTGGTTGACAGAACCCTTTCAAAGTGAAGAACATCTTTTGTTTCGGACGGCTTTAGCACTTGCACTAACGACTAAAGGAGTCTCCGAGTTAGGCATTAGATACGTTTTGGCTGGTGGCAGATGTAGTGGCGATGCCCATACTTCAATAGGCAATGGAGTATTAAATAGATTTATGACTTGGATATGTCTGAAGAAATTGCCTATTGACGCATGGACTATGTTTTGTGAGGGGGATGATGCAATATTGGGTGTTACAGCAGAATATAAAAATGCTGCTATACAGTGTTTGGAAGTTTTGAAGACTTTTGGTTTTCAGATCAAGATGGACGTGTGCAATGGTATAAGCACCGCTTCCTTTTGTGGCATGTTCCTTTATGGTGATTGCCAACTTGGCATGTATTCTGATTTTTATCGTACGTTTGCCAAGATACACACCGTATGCTCGAACGGCAACCCCAGAACATTAGCTGTAGCCAAGTGTTTGTCATATTTGGCATTAAACCCCTCTACCCCGATTTTGACTGAATTTTGTATCATGATCTTGAGGTGCTTGGATATTACTAGGTCACAACTTAAACGTGGTGTGTCACGGATGCGTGCTGATAAGAGTATGCCTTATTATGTGAATCAGACTAAAAACCGTATTTTAGAAGTATATGATTGTACACCGATGAATAATATCAGGCCAGATTGTAGAGCCGCATTTGCCATGCGTACTGGTTTATCTCCCTCAACTCAAGTGAGGTTTGAGAATTATTATAAATCGTTAACATATATACCTGATCAGTTCGATCAAGTACCTTATGACGTGACCTATGATGGACCGGGTTCCCACATTTATTTTGGGAACACTTGGTCCACTAAATAATTTCAACATGCCTACCAATAAGATTTTGAAGACCGCTAAGCGTACTGAGAAGAAAGTTGATAAACTCACTAAGGAGATCAAGCCTTCCACAACGAATAAGCGTAATCGACGACGTAGATACCGACGCAGGACAAAGAATGTTGTTGAGAATTTGGATGGTTTGAATAATCAGTCCATGGGAGTGATTGCACAAACAACCGAAAATCCCTTTACTTCCGGGAAAATGCGTAGTAGGGTTAGAATTGAAGGTGAAGGCCTTAACTCGTTGCCCCCTCGTTGTCAGGAATTCGTACACCGACACTGTAATCCATGCGGTGAAAAGATAACTTTCACCGAAAATTCCAAAGTTCCGGATGGTGGTTTGCCAAATAGTACAGTGTTGGAATTGAGAGAAGCGTTGATTGTGCGGATGCCTGGAATGAGTGCTAACACTACTTTACCATTGACCGGAGCTAGTTGGACTTTAACCGTCATTCATTTGCCTTTGTTTCGTAACCCAGTGATCTTGGTCGCCAATATTCAGAACAGCGAGATGACCACCATTGACCGGGCCGCGCTTATTAGAGATTGGAATACTTCAGAACATCCTCCAGTTTATCCTGATTGGCGACAACTCGATGGTCTTGACACTTACTATGCTGCCGTGCAGTGGACGGGGTTGAGGAATGTTGACCCACCCTCTGACACTGGCACAGCTGCTATCCAGCAGTTTAGAATCACAGCTGATGGTATGACCATGTTTAATAACACTCCTGATTTAATTAACCAGGGTATGGTTGTCGGAGCGCAGTGGCCTGCTAATAGGGCCGTCAAAGTAGAGACTGCAGATGCTGAGGTTGCAGGTTATACGGGATTATTGCACGTGTATTCCAGTGAAAACAATTTTAGGCTGGAAGTTCCTATTCCCATTGATTTGGACACAGCTAATACTGTTTCATACAATAATATGAGTGCGCTCAATGTTGGCGCTACAGCCGAC